TCAAGGAGCCGGATCCTCTACCGGAATTACCGCACCCTTGATCTGAATGAAGAAATCGGCGCTCTTGTCAATAACCTCCGGCGGCCCAGTCCATTCGCATTTTAATTCGCCAACGTAGGTGCCCTCGGCCAAGTCGGTGTCCGTTTCTTCTAAATTCACCGATATTATTCCGGAGGCCGCTTGCGCTTTATCGAAATCGGTATCGTCTTTTTCAATGGCAAAACTTGCATCCGCTTTGGTTTTCTTAACCCCGAGGGTCAAAGTCGCCCCTGACAAGTCCACCGCGGCCCCGGCTGCGTCCGTCACGGTAATAGCAATGGTCTTGGCCTCGCCCTGTTTTAAGACTATTTTTTCCATGTTCACCCCATCCTCAATCCATTTGCAGGTTAATCTCCACGGAATCTCTAACCAAATTCAAGCGGTAACCTCGCTTAACCAAGAAATATAATGCTACCCCCGGGGTCAAGCTGGTGATGTCCGCCAGGCCGGACAGATCTCTAAGGGCAAGCAAATCCACGATTGACGCTGCGGTAGTTACATCCGACAAGCCGGACAGGTTTTTAAGGACAAGCAAGGCTGAAGCAGGCGTAACCGTATCCATGGACACGGTGCCAGCCAGGGCCTTCAGCAGGAGGAGGGTTATGCTAGGCGTCGAGGTCCCCGAGGCGGCGGCGTTCGCTAAGGCCCGCTGCACCCCCAGGATTACCCCGGAAGCTATGGCTTCCAAAGCGGCAGTGCCCGTCAAGTAAACCGCCCCCGGGATTGACAGATCAATATCCGGGGTGACGGTGGACCCGGCGGCGGCGCCGGCCAGGGCCTTGAGCAATAGCAAGGCTGCCGAGGAGGCCAGGGATTCCCCGGCGGCGGCGCCCGTCAGGGGGCGCGCCACCCCCAGCATTATCGCCAGTGAAGAGGATTCCAGGGCCGCCAGGCCCGTCAAATTTATCAGGGACTGGATGGAAAGAACAATCTCTGGCGTGACTGCAACGCCGGCAGCCTCACCGGCCAGGGCGCAGAGCCGCAAGAGCGCCGGTGCTCCGGTGGCTGAGGCGGGCGCCGCCACGCCGGACAGATCCTTGAGAAAAAGGATGGCCGGGGCAGGCGTGACCGTCTCCATGGCGGCGGCGCCTGACAATGATTTGGCGAGGAGCATCGGCGGCGCCGACGTGGTTACGGCAGCAGCAGCCTCACCGGATAGACTCCTGCTGATCAGCAGGACACCGGCCGGGTTTTCAGTGGCCCCGGCGGCGGCCCCGGACAGGCCCCGCAACATCAGGAGCGCCGGCGTGTTCGCCAGAATTTCTGCCGCCGCCGTGCCTGACAGCGCCTTGAGTAAAAGCAGCGCCGGCGTTTCTGTGAGGGACTCTGCCGCGGCAACGCCGGACAGAACCTTGCTCAAAAGTATTGCCGGCGAACTAGTAACCGAGGCAAGGACCGCCGTGCCCGATAGGTTATAGGTACTGCCGAAAGCAATATCTAAGGACACGGCGGGGGTCGCCGCCGCCATAGTAGCGGTGCCTGATATCCCTTTCAGCAGATTCAGTATGGGAGCGGAATCAGTTGACGCGGCAGCGGCCGACCCGGCCAGGGCCTTGAGGAGAAGCAATGCAGGGCTTGCAGTGGCCGAAGCTATCGCGGCCACGCCGGAGAACGAAACAGCCGGGGCGGTGGTGATTTGCGCCAGACAGGTCCCGACCGCAGCGCCGGAGGTGTTATTCCATAGCCGAAATTCGTACTGTTTGTTGTCCAGGGCAGAAGAGAGGTCTAACCCCCATTGCAGCTCCGTATAATAATCACTACCTAAATCCAGTGTGCCGGAGTCCGGCAGTAAATTGTCCCCCAGGTTTTCCAGACCGTTTTGCCAGGTTTGATCCGCGGCGGGGGTACATCTCCTGGTTGTGGTGGTGATGGCCGTGCCATCAGCCAGTACCGCCGAACTTGAAGCATATTTAACCTGACCAGTCGCCCCCACATCTGCAAAAGTGCCTGAATCGGTAACATTGCGCCATTGCAGCTTATAGGCGCTGGCCGCAGTGTCCTTGGCATTATAGCCGATCTGGGTGGCCAGGATGAATTTAGCACCCTTATGCCATCCTGTTACGTCTGCATCATCAGCAGCAATAGCCGACCGATCAGCGTCATATAGCAGCCGGGAAAGTAGCAGTTGGGGGTAATACGTGGTCATCCGCCAGCCTCAACGTATCTGATACAACAATGTTGCATTGCCTCCGGGTGTCGGGTCAAGTGGGGGTCGGGCCAACAGCAGTGCCAGGGCCGGGCCAAACCCAAAGAACACTCTTTTTTGATTCCGAAAGCCTCCAAGTAAATGCAGGCCCCATCCGGCCCCACGGGTACTGCGCCTTTGGGGGGGTTCTCGCAACACCAACCGCAGTTGTTGCAGCGGACAGTCTTAATTATCCATGGGGCCTGATACGGTTTATAGGCAACCAATTCCATCCCGGCCATAATGGATATATGCCGCTCCTGAACCCAATCCGGTAAATCAAGGGTAACTTGCATGGCCAGGCCTCATCAGGTCAAGGTTATATCCAAAGCCCCGGTAAGAAATTGCACCGTGTCGCCAACGCCCACGGCCTGGTCGGTAACATCCAGATAGACGAAAGGCTCGGTGTCTTTATAGACCACGGCATGAACAATAGTGCCCCAGGAGCCGGAAGGCGCCCCGAAGGTGATGGCCCCGTTGTTGTCTGCCAGGCCCGGCGTCGCCAGGGTCGCGGCGTTCCATGTATTAAGAGTCACCTGGGCGTAGTTATTTCCAACCGGCTCCGTAATATTCGGCCCGCCGTCCGTGGGGATGGTAGTGGACAGGGCGATCTTGACGTTGGTCGGTTGAGCGAAGGCCTGCTCCCGGAACAGCCAATCTAGAATATAATTGGCGATGACCGTGAAAACCCCGCCGGCGCTGAACGTCACTGTCACCTGGCCGCTCGCCACGCTGGGGGTGTTGCCCGCCACAATAGTTTTCTGGACCGACAAGGCCCCGTGGGCCAGGAGGTTCCCACCCGCGGCAATCTGGTCCCATATCCCCCAATGAGTCACCACGCTTGATCCTGCCGAGCATTGGTCAAATGTGACCACCCCTGATTGAGCAATGGCCCGGGAGCCGGCGGCTCCGAACACGATATTTTTCCGGGCATATCCGGTATAGGTCGGGTTTGCCCACCCGGAGCCGTCTTCCCCCGGGTCGGCCGTGCTCAACCCCAGGGCCAGGGCGGCGGCCCCCGGCGGCGTATAAGAGGCCGTCTTGAGGATGTGGTCCAGGACTTTTTTGTGGGTGTATTGAGTCAGGCTTCCCATGTTATTTCTCCTTCCCTGCTAAATAAGATTTTCGGATTCCAAGTGGACGTTTAACTCCGGTGACACCTCTAAGGACAGTTCCAGGCCTATATTGACTATAGGTTGAGGGACCAGCGTCCCGAGATAGGCTGAATTCGGGCCGAAAGCCACATCCTTTTTAACTTCGCCGGCAAGGGCCTCGTGGTAAGCCCCCGCTAGGGGAGCCTCGGGACTGCCATACTCCGTGCCCTCAATCACTTCTCCAACTTCTGCCTCATGGTAGGTGCCCACCAATGGGCTAGCAGGATCGCCATAATTGCCCGAGGATTCCAAGGCCTTTATTGCCGGGCAATCTACTCGGGCCCCGAGATAGGATGAATTTGGGCCGAAGGCCACATCCTTTTTAACTTCGCCAACCGCGGCCTCATGGTAAACCCCTGCCAGCGGAGCATCGGGATTGCCGTACGCCATGCCCTCAATCGCACCCTCCACCGGACACTGCGGCCACTGGACATCTGCTTCCAATGCCAGCGCCACCTCCAAATCCATCTTCCGGTCAATGGTGATGACATCCTGGTAATCCTGATACCCCGCCTTGGTGATGGTCAGGGTATGGGGGCCATATTCCGTAGGATTATAAGCATCGCCATTATAATTATTCAAAACGTGAACATACTTCCGGTAAATCACTGTTTGTTGAGCGATTTTGCCATCGGCGCCAGAACTGACAGAAAATACAGTATTGCCGTCTTTGTCCTTCAATACCACCGAAGCCCCTGAAATATTAGTGCTGCCCTGATCGGTTAAGTGTAAGTTAAAAGTGTACTGTCGATAAATATCCCCAGTTTGGTTTGTCCAATAAAACTTCCAAATATTGAAAGTGCAGTCGGTGAGGTAACAATCAGCCTGGGGGTATTGAAGCGTCAGAAGCATGGTAAAAAAAAGATTTGCGTCACTTAAAGCTCTCATTGAATTATATGAGAGATACGTACAAACCCCTCTGAACCCACTCATAGTATTGTCGGCACTCTCATTCCTGCCAGCCATAGAACCCGAAGAGAACAAAATGTTATTAAAGTCTGTGTTGGCAGACTCTTGAAAAGTCATGTCTCCCGAACAGTTCCAGTATCTTGCTCCAGAAGACGATCCCCTTAAATACATACCCCCCTTAAAACTACACCCATAGCACTTTATGTCCCCCATATTCCACTCTGTGGCGGCACCTGTTCTGATAAAATTAATACCATTCTTACCCTGCTTATTTGTTTCGTCAGCTACTTCTCCAAATATAACGGTAGCGTTCGATAATTTTAGTATCGGGTACCCAGAGCTAAGAGAAAGTATTACCGTATTTGTTGTGGGGCTCTTATCTAAGAAATAAGTTGACGTGGAGCCATTACCAAAGTCAATCCGAACATCAATTTGATAAGTTTTGTTTGTTAACTGCCAAATCACTCCCCAAATCGGCTGGGTCACCGCCACCGTGCCATTGGCCCAGACCGTGCCGCCGCCCGCCGCATTGTCGGAACAGTCGATGTTGGTGATGGTGCGAAACCGCTTGGTGGTGGGGTAGGTGCCGTCCCCGGCGCTCACGTTGATGGCTTCGGTCTGAGCCGCACCCCAGGCGTCCGTCCCGGTGATGAAGATATAGTCGGTTTCGGCGGTCTTGCCGGCCACGACAAACGAGATCAGCAGGGCCAGGAGTTCCACCGGGCGCACCTGATTGGTCAGGGCCTTGGTATTGGAGTTGGGGCTCCAGGCCGCCAGGAGGGAAGTCCCGGCCCCGGCCCGGTCCGCCGCCACGAATGAGGCGAAGTCCGCCGGGCTCCCCGAGGTGCCCCCGGTAATAATGACCCGGTTGTTGGGAAAATCTAAGATGAAAGTCCCTGGCATTATCTTTTCTCCAGCAGATCAAACATATTCACCGGTTGTTCCCCCAGCATATCTCCCTGGGAGTGCCGCCATTCATGCCAAAAAACCTTCTCGTCAGCACCAGGGGCCAGGTAGATAGTGTTGTCCCCACGCCAGTAAAGCCCGAGGTTGCCCCCTATCTGCGCCGCGTCTTTGACGATCCAGATATGGGGGTAATTCGTCTGGGCGCAGCCGGCGCCCAATATTAATAAAATCAGACTGACCCATAAGATTTGCATCCGGTTTCCTTGCCCATATCAATGCGCCCCCTCAATACCTCATAATCTCCAAAAACCCGTTAGCGCCATTGCCGGCCGCCGACAGGTAATCCGCCCCGGCCCCGCCGCCGCCATAATCCTGGCCGTCTTCGCCTTCGGACAGACCACCGCCGCCCCAGGGGGAGGAGCCGCCGACAAAGGCCGTGTCGGTATAAGGACCGCCGGCCCCGCCGGTAAGGGTCAATACCCCTTCGCTGATGGTGGTATTTGTGCCGGCAGTTCCCACGTTGTTGGTGCCGCCGGCCCCGCCGGCCCCGGGGGTGATCGAGTAATATGTCCCCGGCACAACCGTGACCGGCAACCCTATGGCCCCGGCCCCGCCTTTGCCGCCGGCGCCGTAGGTGCCGCAGCTGCCGCCCCCGCCCCCGCCGGCCACGCCGTTGACCCGAGCCCTTTTCCAGGTGAGAGGACAAAACCAGTGCTCATGAGCGGTGAACAGATAGGATGACTCGCCAAGGATCAAATCCCCGACGGCGGCGGTGTCGCTGCCTGAATCATTCCACAGATCCCCGAGCCACCGGAAATTATAGCCAGGCGGGAGGATAATGAACCAGTCGCCCTCGGCCACCGACAGGGTATCCCCGGTATAGGTGACCGTGCCCCCCGTGGCATCGTCGTTGTTGTTGGCGGTGATGGCCCGCATGAGGCCCTTGCTGGCCCCGGTGAGAAAATAGACCTTGCCCCCAACCATTTCGTCCGTGGTGAGGCCGTAGCCGATCCCGGTTGCCGGCGCCAAGAGATTTCCCAGGCTGAGGACATTTCCGGCCTGGCTTTTCACCCGCATGTACGGCATGGCCTTGAGAACAAAATCGGTATCCGCATCCTCGGCCAAGGCCAGGACCGCGTACCACTGAGACGCCTTCTCGGTGCCCCATATTCCCCCGGAACTTATGACCAGGGAAACGTTGGCGGTTATTGTCCTGCCGATATTGTCACTCAGGCCCCCGTGGACCTGCGAGGCGGGGTTAAAAATGTTGGGGAATCCGGTAAACAGGGCCGTAGTCGGGCAATCAACGGTGGCATCGACCCGCACCGTGTCGGCATCCTCCCAGACCAGAGGAGGGGCACCCTGCCCAGCCGCACCACTTCCTAAAATGGCGTCTTCAAGTTCGATGAAGTCCGCCTTGCAGATCACCTGTGGGCCGGACACCAGCCATTTAGGGTTCGGTATAGCCATTAGTTTTCTCCAAGAATACGCCTGAGTTGCAAGCTCGTTTCAAATGCCCCCGGGGTCAGGCTGACCTCTTTGCGAGTGATGGCATAATTCCCGGGAGTATCGTTCAGCAGCGGGTCGGACACGCTCACGGTATCCATGAGTTCCAGGCGGGCCCCGGCCAGGTTCATCCTGACTGGCTCAAGCATCTCCTGGGCCGACAAAAATTTCAGCAACAGGTTGACCTTGGCCTCCACCATGTCCCGGCGTTCGCAGGCCACCGGACTGTCCCAGGTGTAGTCCAGGCTGGTCCCCAGCCCCCCGGCCTCTTGAGTGCCCGCCAGGACAAACAGCGTCGGGTTCCGGTCGTACCAGCCGTAAACGGCGCTGACAAACTCGTTGATGCTCTCCAGGTCGATGGACTGCGTGACTTCCCGCAGATTGCTGTTGTCCAGGGCCCTGACCGGGCTGGCCGGAGGTATGCCGGTGTAGGGGACAACCTTGATCACCCCGGCGTCAACGAATATCCAGTAGAGGCACCGGGAGGTGATCTCTCTGAGGGCATCGGCTATTGGCACCCCGGTTGAGGCGACGTCTTTCAGGCCAAACTTTGCCCGGTCACCGCCGCCCTCAAACCGGGCGTTGATGATGTCCAGAGGGACGGCAGCGTAGGCGGCGGCGTCGATGGAAGCGGGGTCAATGTATTCGGTCAGCCCGGCCGCGGCCAGAAGGCTTTGGATGATGTCCAGGGCGTGGCGGCCGCCGGCGTATTCCACCACCCGACACATGACCTCACCGGAAGGTTTGTATTTCCGCCAATCGGAAGTGAACTGCACCATGCCATATTGAGGATACCGGATCAAGGTCTGGTAATGGTCCTCCAGGGTCCCGGAGTCTATCAACTGGACATCGTTTTGGGCCGCCTTGTCGAGATAAACCGCCCCGATGCTTTCAAAGGGTCCGCCGGTCACCTGGTAGGCGTCGTAATAATAGAGGTTTTTGACTTCGATGTCGTCAAACTCTACGGTCCAGCTTTCGGCAACAGCCGCTATTTCGGCCCCAAACCTAAATTCCCTGGGCTTGTGGTCCGAGATGTCGCCGTCGTAGGACATGACCTCGTCGCCGTTGATCCAGAGCCGGGCCCGGCCGTGGACCAGCGGAGACAGCCACATGGCGAAGGACACCGGAACCCCCAGATAGGAGGCCACCATAAAGTTGGAGGTGGCATAGGAAGAATCCTTGATATGCCCCTCCATCATGCCGCTGTCCTGGACGCTGACAGAAAAGACCGAGTCGCCGGCCGAATCCATCAACCGGAGGAACTGGAAATTGCGCTTGACCACGTCCCCCGGCATGGCCGTGAACCGCATGGCGCCGGTGACAAACATCTCCCCGGAGTACGGCAGCTTGATGGAGCCATAGGCCTTTTGATTCGCCCCCGTGACTGCGGCCCGGAAGGCCCGATCGCCGGTCAAGCCAGGCGTGACCAGGGAAAAGGCCCCGCCTCCGGAGGCAAAAGTCAGATCAAGCTCCGAGTAATCGTTCTGCTCAAAAGCGGCGGACCTGAGCACCGGCGCCGGCGACCATCCGGAAATGGGGTCAGCCACGCAGAGAAATTCCCCGAAAGTCCGGGGGTTGGGCGTCCCGTCGGCGGCCGGCAAGGCGATCCGCTTTTGCAGACAGTCCATGATCCAGTCTTTGGCGTAAATTTCGCAGGTATTGGGTTGGGCAGCACCGTCGGCATCAACCGCCCGGCTGATCGGCCCCCATTTGGTGATCTTACCCAGGAACAGGGGGACAAATTCGGTGTAAGCCCCGCCGCCTTTGTTCCAGCCCAGTTCCACCTTCAGTTTCATCCCGTACCAATCGCGATTGGCCAGAAAAAAGTTGCTCTTGTTGGGGGAGTAAGCGGCTCTGGAGGAATGAACTAGTTTGGGGAGGTGAGTCAACACCGGAGTCCCAAAGGCTGCTTCAGAAGAGATGCCAGTAGGGAGAATGTCTATTGTAAGAGGGAAAATCCCTTGCCTGATCTGATCAAATTCATCCGCACTGAAAAGGTCATTAGCTACAACCAATTCGCCTTTGAGTCCATCGTAACAGCGGGTGGATTGTTCGGAAGGGCTGGTCCCGATGCGGAAGGCGCCGTCGCCGACATTCAGTTCGTTGGCGTAGTCATAAGTATAAGTAGCAGCTACCGCCCCATCCCACAATCTCACCAAACAGGTCTTTGCCGCCCCATCAAAGGCGATACCGCAATGATAATCAGTGCCGACTGTTACAGCAGCTACCGTCCATTCTTCTATAGATGTTCCTGCGCCATAACCCCATACTATTCTAAGAGTTATGTCTACACCACTATTCCACAATAAAACATATAGACTATACTTACCATTCTCATACGCACTTTTATGAATTAAATGGTGGCCATAGCCGAAAGTAACGCTCTCAGGCTTGAACCAAAAAGCAAAACTTCCCTTTTTAACCGTATCGCCATTCTTTAGGGGGAACCCGGCGCTTAAATCAGCATCAAGCCTTTTGGCAAACTGAGCACTGCTTCGTTCGAGATCCAAGCCGACTTCCCCCGCTCTGGGGAAATCAGCCAGATATCCCACCCCACCGGCAGAGGCAGTTAAATCATTCCCGTTTTTTCCGGCAATCAGATTATTTTCAAACCGCCAGAAGTCGATGATCCGGGAATCGTCTGCAAAATTATTGGCCATATCAATCTTGTTTAGAGCTTGAAGATCTTATTGGCTCCGCTGTCCCAGGTGATTTTAATGTCTCCGCCGATCGGAGTCGCCGGCAGTCCGGTTGCCGAGTCAATATAGGCGATCAAGGGGCTATCGGCAGCGTTTGTCACCCAATTGACAATGACGACGGCCTCGCATTCAGCCCCAGTGACGGACGTGAAAGTCACGTCCGGAGCATCGGCCACGCCTGCCGTCGGGTCGGCTGGTGCCAGGGCAATGAAAGACACCAGGGCCGCAGCAGGGATATCGTCCAGGAACTCATCGTCCACCAGGTCCACCGCGTACCCGGTCCCGCCCTGGATGTCCACTAGGTAGGCCCTGAAGGTATCGCCCCCGGATTTCCAAGAGATGTCGCCACGAAGAAAGCCGTTTCTAGCTTTGTCATAAAGGGAATTAGCCATTTAAGTTAATCCTTCCTGTCGGTTATTCAGGATCAGACCTGACAGGTCGCCGCCCACCAAGTCGGAAAAATCTGCGGGGGCCTCCAGGGTTATGGTCCCCATTTCCTCGATGTCGGGCATCACGATAAATTCTCCCGAAATCTCTAGGGCCTCGATATAGGTAAGCAGGTCACCGGGGACGTTTTGGGGCGCCGCATAGCCCCAACCCTCCACCAGAATGCCTGGCGCCCCGAATGCTTCAGCCGAGGGAATACCGACCAAAAGTATTTCTTGGGGGCCAAAAAGCCCCTGCCTGATAAGGTCTATATCGGCGTCGCTTAAAATGTCGTCCGCGACCACCACTTCATCAACAAGGCCGGTGAAATCTTCGGAAAGAGGCGGATCGCCTTGGGAGCCCACCCTGAAGGGAGCGGCGCCAATGTTTAATGCGTCTGTCCAGTCGGTTTTGTTATAAGTGACGGCGGACGAACCATCCCACACCCTCACTTTGGCCGTTTTGGTCACTCCGTCAAAGGCGATGCCCACATGATAAACGGGCGCAAATGAATAAAATGGGCAGATGACCCAAGTATTTATTTGCGAACCGGAGCCATAACCCCATGACAAACATAGATAACCGCCGTCAATATAAAGATTAAACCCCGCCAAAACCTGACCGTTCCCGTACCCTTTGCTTAATAGATATTGAATGCCGGTAAAGCTGGCCGGCTTAAATCGCAAAAGCCAGGTGCCTGTTTTTACCGTGTCGCCGTTCTTCAACGGGAATCCCGCGCTCAAGTCGGCATCGTTGCGCTGCGCCCATTGGTCGAGGGAACCCAAAAGTTTTAGAGAATAAGCCCCCTCCAGCGGCGACCCGGATTCATACCCCACTCCACCCGCCGAAGGGGTCAGGTCGTTACCGGCTTTCCCGGCAGCCAGGTTGTTTTCAAACCGCCAGAAGTCGATGATCCGGGAATCCTGGGTAAAATTGTTGGGCATAATTCCTCTGATTAAATGGCGTAGGCGGTCCAGTCGTCGGCGTCGCCAACCTCGTCCACCGCCCAGGCGCGGTAGCCTTCAATCGTCAATTTGAACTGGTAAAAAGCCGGGATGGTCAGGGTGTCCCCGGAATAGATTTGCTCCCAGGCCGCGGCCTCGCATTCGACGGCGCTGTTGCCGTACCGCCAAGAAACCACCAGGTCGAACCCTGGGGAGTTCCAATCCCAGGTGATGACCGCCGAAGACGCGAACTGGGCGTAAGACGTGATAACCTCGGAGATCCAGTAGCCCCCGTTGAACCCGTGATAATCGGCCTGAATCCGGTCCGGGGCAACGAAGGCGCATTCCACAGATGTCCCCAGGTCGTTCACCCCGTTGGGCCAGACATAAGGCGAAAAGCTGATCCGCACCGCGGGCGTGGCCCCCATTTGCATGGCTTCGTATTGCTGGTATTCGGCGCCGGCGGGGATCATTTACACTAGACCTCTTCAAAGCGAACATCGAAAGAGTAAGTATGTTCGCCACCAATGAACGCCGCTTCGGATCTGCCGTTGGGCGGCGCCATCATTTTTACGACGGCGTCCAGGTTGGTTCCATCCAGGTATAGGTCAATGGGCACCTGATAAGTCCAGAGCAGAAGAAAATAGTCGAATTGAGCCTTGGTGACCACAGAGAAGGTCAAATCGTAAACCTTTTTGCGGGGCCCGGCGTAGCTGTGCAGGGTTCCATCCAGGGACCGGACATTGTCATCGGCCTCAAGATAGCCGACCTCGTGGCCGTATTCCCAATTCTTGGGAAAATCATAAGTCACAGCCGCCGGGTCGCCGGAGGGGTAGATGATCTTACCGTTGGCCATTTAACCCCTCCCGTCGCCGAGCTTCTGGCCGCGGACGCCGATAGCCCGGTTGAGAGACTTAACGATCATCCGGGAATGCCGGTTATAGTCGGATTGAGTCATTTCCTGGCGGGGATTAATAGTGATGTTAATGGGTGCATGAACAACATTGCCACCGCCCCCGCCGGCTTCGCCGCGAACCGGAACCACAGGCAGGCCGCCCCCCTGGTTGATGAAATCGAACCCTCCCGGGGGTAGGGCCGCCATGCCCCGATTACTGATAATCCCCTCTCCCAACTGGGCTTTAATCAGGCGCTCATTTGCCAATAAATTAAGCCCGCCATGAGCCGTTATAATCCCGCCCTGGTGCAATATGGGGACGGCATCGACGGCGGCTGCTATCGTCAATGCAAGGGCAGCTTGCGACAACATAACTGCTGCTCCACCTAAGAGCGCAGCCGACCCATCCAGGAGTAAGGAAGTTCCGTCCAGGAGAAGAGAAGAACCGGCTAACAACATGGACGACAGGTCCAATAATAAAGATGAACCATCTAACAACAAAGAAGAACCAGTCAAAGCCAAGGCCGCCGCCATCAATTCAACTCCCGCCGCCGCTTCTGGGGCCTGCCCCACAACTCCTCCAACAATATCGCCGCCCGCTTTCCCCACAACCCGACCTATTGCTTTCCCAGCAGCCTCGCCCCCAAGGGACGTAACTGCTTTCTCTAACGTCCCGGTAAATAATTTAATCAATTCCCGGGAACCCATTTTAACCATGCCGTCGATAATGCTGTCACCGACGGAAAGGCCGAACTTCTTGATGTCGAGCTTCTCTCCCCGAAGCATCCCTTTCATCACCCCGGATAGCGAGTCTTCCAGAAAACTTCTTGCCGACTTGAACCCGCTCACAAAAGAATCAGCCACCCAAGTTTCCCCTTCTTTGCGGAGATCTTCGCCGAGGATCTTCATTCCCCCGCCGATACCTTGGGTCTTCCACCCCTCCCGTTCCAGAGAATACTTCTTGGCGGCATTGGTCAGGGCCAGCAGGCCCCGGTACTGATCCTTCTGCTCCTCGGAGATCTCCATCTCCAGGAACTTTTTTTCCAGGGTGTAGCGGTCGATTTCGATTTCCAGGGCCAGGGCCTTTTGTTTGTAACCCAACTGTTCAGACAGGAGGGGGGAGGATGAGGCCAGGGTGTCCAGGAAGCCCTTTTCCAGACCGGCCCGGGCCTCATACTGCTTCACGTCCTCCAGCCAGATCTTCTGGCTTTTGATGGCGGCGATCTGTGCTTCCGAATTCGCCAGGCCTTGATATTTCCCCAGCCAGCCTCTGGCCTGGGCCTCGATCTCCACGTAGGCGTTGCCGCTCTCTTTGGCGACAAACTGGTTGAAATCCTCTTCGATTTTCTCCCGCTTCCCGGCATAGGCGCCGGACAGGGCCGTCCGGGCCGCGGCGCTCTCGCCGGTTTTCTTGATAAGCTCTTCCAGGATCCGGGTTTCCTTGGCGTACCAGGCATCCAGGGCGGCGATGCCGTCCCCCGAGGCCTTGGCCGTCTCCGCCTGCATAGTCTGGATGAAGTTTTCCAACTGGCGCTGGGCCGACTCCAGTCCGGACCCGGACCCGCCCTTGCCGCCGGTCGTGGGGACTTTAGGAGTTGGCCGGGAAGGCTCTTTCCTCACATCTTCTCCCCAACCCCCGCCGCCCCCGCCGCCGCCAGGTTGCAATGTCGGCGTCCACCAATCACCCGCATGCAGAGGATTGGCCGCGGCTTTTGCTTCAAACTCCGCTCTGGCTTTGGAGGCGCTCCGGGCCGCCACGATCAAATCGGTTAATTTATTAATGGCATACCCTATGGATGGGGCTACCACATCGGTCAGCTCAACCGCAAACTGATGCCAGGCCACCGTGAGGTCGCCCGTGGCGGTCTTGAGTTCGGCCCCTTTCTTGGCCATTTCATCGGTAGTGATGCCCAATGCAATTTGACGGTCAATCCACTTTTGTATGGCCTCTGGCCCCGCTTTCAAAGCAATGACCAGGGCGCCGCCGGCTCTCCCAAAAAGTTCCAAGGCGACGCGGGATTGGTCGGCCGGTTGGATATTGTCCTTCATGGCTGAGGCAATGGTCTTGAGCTTTTCCGGCAGGGGCATTTTTTGCAGAACATCGGCCCGCAATCCCAATTCATCCATGAGGCGGGCGCCTTTCTCCAGAGGCTCGCCAAACTCATCTACGGCCTCGGGCATAGCTTCGGCTTTTAACACAGCATTGGATATATTCTTGTTCATCCGCTCCAGGGCTATGTTGAAGGCTTCCGAATCCATGCCGGTCTTCCGGGCCACCACCCCCAAAGAACTAAGTTCGGTGACGGTCGCATTGAGGCGGCTGGCCATTTTTTGCAAGGCTGCTTCCGAGGCCGACACCTCTTTAATGGTGCTCCAAAACTCCTTGACCCCTTTCATGCCAACATAGCTGGCGGCGATCCCGGCAATGGCGCCGGCATGGGCCGAGGCGAAGGAGGTGATGGAGGTTCCCATTTTGGCAAAAGAACTGGTGGCGCCGCTTTCCAAGCTCTGGGCGGATTGCTGCATATCCTTCATGGACTTGACAAAGGTCTGGGTGGCCTTGTCCTTTCCTATCAGTTCAATGACTACCTTGCCGTCTTCAGCCATGTTTTTGTCTCTGCACCAGGACGCCCCGGGCCAGGGTCATAAGTTTAGAAAACAATTCGGGCCTGACACTCCGGGGAATCTCCAACAGTCTCAAGCCCGCTTCAATGCCGCTGATATTGATGCCCCCCGTCCCGTCGAAGATCGCCGCCTCAAGTTTGGCCCAGGCCAGCCAGGCCAAGAGATTGCCGGGCAAGATACCCGGTTGCTGCTGTTCACACCCCCCGCAGGACCAGGCCGGGTCTTTCCGGTGGGCCTGGCGGCAGTGCCGGCAGGCTTCCCAGCCGGAGGCCGGCCGCCCTAACCAGCCTGCGAGGGCCCGGAGTTTTTTCCTTCCGTCTCCTGGGCCGCCTGGAGCTGCTCCTGGATCAGGTTGATCAGCGCCGGCTGCTGGCCGAAGACCAGGATCTTCATATCTTCGGTACAGGGAAGGGCGGCGCCCTGATCGTCAATCAATCCTTCCCAGGCCTTGATGCGGCGCAACAGTTCGATGCGCCGAAAAGCGATGCCGGAGATCAGATTGGCTTCCTTGCCGTCCCCGTCCGCCTCGATGCGCCATAAACCTTGCTGCCGGGCCCATTCCAGAGACTGCAACTGGTTGGTGAGGCTTTCCGGGGCCAGGGTCACGGCCACGATAGTCCCCTGGTATTCCACCTCAAGGCGTTTGTCGCCGGTGGTGATGGTCAGCATAGATAAAAACCCCTCCGTTCAGGCGTAAGAGGCCTGATTGTTCACCAGGACGGCCCGGATAATGGCATCCGCCGCCCCATTCTCAAAGTAGGCCTTGAAAGGCAGTTCCACGTAAGCGCCGCCCTTGACGATGGTGGGAGTGCTGGGGGTGAAGAGAAGCTCCTGGATCTCAAAGCTCAGGGAATAGAGGCCGGCGGTGAAGGTGATCTGCAGGCTCGTTTCGGTCCCGGCCACCGCCAGGGCATAGAGATCAGCAGATGCAAACAGGGCCTTGATGGAGCCGCTTACCAGACAATCACCCTCCGGCAAATCCCCCCGGACCGCATTGGCCAGGACAAAGCTGGCGGGGTCCAGGTTGTTGTCCACCTCAAACTTAAAGTCCTGGACAATGGCAATACTGGCGCCCCCGAGTTTTACCGCGGCCTGCATGGTGTGGAACCGGGCAAAGGTGATGGCCGTGGGGCCGGCGTCATAGGCCGCGCCCGCTACCGTTTCCTTCGCCCCGATGAGGTCCACTTTGGCCGTGAGTTCGCCGTCGCCGGTGATGTCCATGGCGAACTTGTTGACCTTGACGCCGTTGAACTTGTGATAGCGGGCGATGTCAGTAAACCCCGCCTCCACCACCAGGGACTCCAGGCTGGCGGCCGGTTTATAGACATGGGTGCTCAAACTGGAGACGACGGTTTCGGTCCCGGCGAAGGTTTCGGCCACGTACAGGGACGGGATGACAATCTCGTTGGTGGTCTTGGAATAGATGACGTGGGTGCCGTCATAATTATCGGTGCCGGTTATGACCACCGTCTCTCCGGCCACAAAGGCATGGCCGGTAATGGGAAGGCCCACAAAATCCCCGACCTTGTCCACCGCCGGGGCGGCGTCCAGGGTATCTGAGGAGGGGGGGGCCGTGGTGGGCGCCCCCAGCAAGGCCCGGAGCCAGTAGCCGATGGCGACCTGGTCCACGGGCACCACCACCCCGCCCTTGGCGTCGGAGTTGCCGTAAAAGGGCATGGCCCCATCCCGGCGGCCGCGGTGGGTATTGCCTTCTTTCAGGTCCCGGACCGCCTTCAGATCCCAGGGATAATTAAAGGGAATGGAAATCCCGGCAGCGGCAACGGGGTCCTCCCCGTAAGCCGTTTCGAAATCAATCACCACCTGGGCGGCGCTGCCTCTGGCTTGAGCCATGGTCTTGTCCTCCTAAAGTGACGGGGTGAACCCGCCAATCAGTTTCGGGTAAGAGATATTCATATTCAGGGCCCCGGCGAACAGGGGATAAAAAGTAACGGCATCGTAATCAAAGGACAGGTCCATAAAATCCAGATCCACCAGGGCCGCCCGGATGACCGTTTCGGCCAGGTCCATGAGGGCCTCCAGGGATTGCGCCCCCCGATTGACGATAGTCCGGACCCCGCTGGTGGTGGTGTCATATTCCCTGGTTTCATCCCGGATAAAAACATTGACGGAGAAGGCGAAGGGCCAGCTATCCGGAGCAATACCCCGCTCCTTATTCCAGACGATCACCTCAAAGACCGGACAAGCTTCCGGCCCAGGGGCGTCTTCCCCGGACAGGCCGAGGCAAACCAGGTGCGGGGTGCTGAACAGGCCCTCGCACATTGCCAGAATCGCATCGCTATCCCGGATGGCCTCAAAGATGGCAGTGGCGATGGCATCGTTGGTCAAAGACATGGCTCAGCTCAAAAGGGAACGGCGACGGATTTAGGGTCCCGGCCGGCAAAGGCGGCGTTGATCCGCTGCTGGCAAAACCCCTGAATCCTGGCCTGGTTTTTCCGGTACACCGGGGCCACATGGGGCCGGGCCGGGATATTGATGGTAGATTTGCTGATGCCCAAACCCACCGCGAAGATCAGCCGGCGCATCTTGGCGGTCACCGGTACGGTATGGGGCACGGCGTGGTAGGCCGCCAATTGCTGCAACCGCGGGTTCAGAAACCCGATCCGGACCCGGATATCGTTGTCGGCGCCGGTGGTTTCGTAACGGGCGCCGCCGGCCAGCTTGGATAATGGGGTGCGGCCCTTGCTGCCGGTAAGTCCGGGCGGTTTGGCCGGCTGGCGCTTGCGTTTGTCGGTGCGCCGTTGGATGGCCCGGGCCCGGGCCGCGAGGCTGGAGCCGAACTGCACCCAGGCGGAAGCCCGGGGCCAGGCCTCGCCGCCCGGGGCCTGCTCTTTCATGCCCTGCTTGATGAGTTGGCGCAGCCGGAACCCGGATGATTTCAGGGCGGAGGCGTGGGCCTGGCCCGCCGCCTTAGCCCGCTCTTCAACCATCTTGGTGGCTGAATCAATGACTTTGAAAATCAGTTCAGTCATTTATTGCCGCCCCTTCATCACCGCCTGCTCGCCGCTGGTGCATTCCAGTTCCCAGGAGATTTCCAAGCCGTCCCCGGCTTTGATCTTACGGACCCGCCAGATCATTCCGGCAATGGTGAGAAAATCGCCGTCTTTTCTGGGGAGGGCAATACTGGCCCGGGGGATGATCGCAGTGATGAAACCGGCGGCATAGCGCCGTTCTTCCCCGGGGTTTTCCCCATAGACCACCACGGCCTGAATCTCTGTCTCCACCGCCGCGGTGCCCAATTCCCGGGCAGGCTGAGTGTAAATCACCGTCTGCGCCAGGCCGTCAGTATCGAACCAGGCGGCCTGGGCATCGGTGGCAATGTCATCCCGCAGCGCCATGGGCTACGTGGTGACGTTAGAGATGAGATAGCCGGCCCCGGCATACACCAGGGCTTCCTGGACGTTATGGCGCACCCGGAAAACCCAGGAGCGGGTCTGCTCCTCCCGGTACTGTTCCACCACCAGGGCCTGGGGACTGTCGCCGGTCCACAGGAAGGTCCGGCCCAGGCACGGTTCCTTGAGGTCCCTGGCGTTGGTGCCGAGCCGGGCCAGCAGGACATAGTCGTTGTTCCAGATACTGGCCAGGGCGGCGGTCTGGTTCTTGTCCGCCGAGTCGTACATGGCCTTAGCCACCAGGACCTGTTCCACCCCGAAATACTTGGCCAGCATGTCCCGCTGCGCCTGCTCCGTTTCGATGAGATGCGGACTGGTGTACTGGAGATAGGTTTTAAGTTCGCTGGACCGCATGACGTCCTTGAACACCTTGAAGTCCATGATTACCGCGTTGGGCAGGATGCCCCGGCCTTCCCGCATGGCCTTGATGCCGGCGTCCACATCCACCTTGGGGGTGCAGTTGGCCGCCACATCCCAGCAGACCGCGGCAGCGGCGGTCAGGGTGATGTTGCCGGTGTTCATCAGCAGGGCATTAACCCGTACTTCCCGGGCCCGGCGGATCTTGTCCACCGCCCGTTCCACCGCCACCACCTCGGCGTCGAAGAAGCGGCGGTACATGCGGGCCTCTACATCGTCCACCGGCTCCTCATGGCCATGGTCCTGGCAGGCGAAATTGCCGGTGGTGAATTCCCAGTCGTCCCGGACGTAGCCGGAACGCGGCGCCCGCCGGGTATCATGGGTTTTCAGGAAGGCCTCCACCGGGATTTTCGGGTAGTCGCCGGACTGCTCCGGGGTGTCGAAAACCGGCAGGACCTGGTCAGCGATAAAATCGCTGGGATTGAGCAGCAGTTCATAAGCCAGGGCCCCCAGGTCGGGGCGCTGAATCGTGGTGCCGGAAGTGGGTCGGGGCATGGTTCATTCCTCCTTTGCCCTATTTCTGCCCCCGGTTAGGAGGTCAGGCATTGACGTTTGGCTTCAATCCAGACACCGGCCAGGACAAAATCATCGGTGCCCAACTGCCCGTCCGTGGGATTGAAGATGAGGGTCAGGACCGAGGGGACCGCAGGGATGTCCGCCGAAGCGATGGCCAGGGTTTTTTCCTGGTAGGTGTTGGCGGCGGCGGTCAGAAACTCGCCCGAAACGCCGCCGCAATTGGCGTCGGCCAGCATGGCCGCCCCGGAGGCTGCGAAGTACGCCTCACAGGTGATGGTCGGGGAATCGGCCTCAGCGCCCCCGGCCTTGACGATGGCCCCCAGAAAATGCACCACCAGATCGGCGGCGGGGTCCAGGTCCGGCGGGATGATGAACCGGGCCGCCATCTTGGTGGGATTGGCGCCGTTATTCCACCGCAGGCCCACTTCCTTGTTAGTCAACTGAGTGAACCCGTCGGCCGAGCCATCGGCGAAAACTACGGTGGGCGCGCCGGTTTCCAGGGTGATAGCGGCCGGCTGAATAAAATACTGGGCCGTCTTGATCCCGGTCATAATCTCGGCCAGGGCCGCTTCCACGGTGGTCCCGGTGATGAGATTGCCGGTATCGGCGATGGACACCGATCCGGCCGCGGTGGCCAGATACGGGTTGATGGTGCATTCGATGACCGACCCGGCGCCGCTGGCGGCCTGGAGGGCGACGAACTGGACGGTGCCGGTGCCGGAATCATCCACCCGGCCATTGGCGGTGCCGTACAGGTTGGCGGCCTCGGCGATGGCGCCGTTGGCCTCGATCTGAAAGGTGCCGCCGTCGTTCCATAGTTTGACGGTGACCATGGCCCCCAGGGCCGCCCGGGTCAGGGAGATGCCGATGCCATATTCCCCGGCAGCGGCGTATTCCACGCTGGGAGGACTGGTGACAGTACCGGAGGAAAGTTTCACCCGGCGGTTCGGTTCGATGGCCGCAGTGGCGATAAAGCTCCGATTCTCTTTGGTGAACATGCTTACCCCTCCTTGTTCTGCGCCGGATTGTGCCGGTCGATATAGGCCTGGTGCAATTCCGGGTACTTTTGCGCCGCCAGGCGGATCGCCTCGCCCCGGGTCTTGCCGGCCGTGATGAACTCCTGGATTTTAATTTCAAAATCCGGCTCGGGGGCAGGCACGCCCCCCTGGCCCAGGCTGCCCGGCGCCGCGGCCTTGAGCCTTTCCAGCTCCTGCGCCCGGCTGACCTTTTCGGCCTGGAGAAGCTGCTCCAGGGCCGCTTCCACGGTGAGGCCCTGCTCCACCGCGGCCAGGGTCAGGTCCCGGTCGCCGTCGGCCCGGAGAATTTTCAGAACCCGGTCCCGTTCCGTTTGGGCGCCGTCCGCCAGCCCGGCGGCAGCCCCGTCCGCCCGGGCCTGTTCCCGGATTTGGGTCAACAGCTCCGGGGCCTCCTGTTCCAGTTGCACCAAAGTGATAGGCATACTCGCTTCCTCCTGCGGTTTTATGGCCCGCTCGATTTCCACGAGGACCTCATGGTCCCGGGATAGAACAATGGCCGCGGTATTATCGTCGGCCCCGAGGCTGACGAAACTCACTTCCCGCACTGCCGATTCGGCCCAGATTTCCACCGGCCCGGAGATCTCCTGGCCGTTGACCTTGACCGTTTCCTTGTCGCTGTCCAGGACCCTGACCTTTAAGGGCCAGATCCCCACGGAGGCCTGCCAGGGGAAACCTTCCTCTCCCAGGTCCAGGACCTCTTGAGCATCCTTGGTTTTTTGGGAAAAAAGGCCGGAAATCAGAAAATTACCTTCCTGGAGCCAGGCCTTTTTGCTGTAACCCACCACCCGGTCCCGCTGATGTTCCCGGAGCACTGGTATCTTGGCCTCAGCCTTGATGCCTTTGAGGTCAATGATAAGTTTCCCGGCCCAGCCCAGGTCCAGGAGGGCCCCGGTGTAGGCAGTAATAAGGAAACTCTTGGGTTTGCCGTCCGGAAGCGCCTCCAAATTGAGTCCCGCACATAGGGACAGGGCCGACCGGGTATTTTTGGCAGCATCCCAGACCCCATTGCACACGGCGTAGGCCTGATCCGCAGACTTGCCTTCCCGGTCCACCAGGTCAGCGGTGCAGCGCTTCAAGAAATCCTGCTTGGCTTCGTTTTTATTGGGTTTGGGCATGGATATTCTTCCTTAATGTGCTGTTATTATTCCGGCTCGATAGGCTCCGGGGCGTTCTGGTAACCCACCGCCGGTTTGGGAGCGCCGCTGCTGGGGAAGAACAAATTCATCTCCGCGGCCCGGTCTTGCTCCCGCCGGAGTTGCTCAAAGACCTCTTCCCAGTCCCGCCCCTGACCGGCCACTTCCTCCGCCAGGGTGGAGAGGCCGTAATCGATGGCCAGCTTGGAGGCCTGGACCTCTTTCACCGGGTCCACCCAGCCCCAGCCGCCGCCGATCCAGACCGCCCGGGTGTATTCAGACCGCAATTCATAAAATCGGGGGGCCTTGAACAATCCCCGGAGATAGGCCTCCTCCAGCACCAATTCCCAGAACGGCTGACAGAACTGGGTGGAGAACCAGGACCGCCAGGCGGTAAAAATCCGCCGACCTTCCAACAGGGAAGCCCGGGCGCTGGAATAGTTGGTCTTGGAAAAATCCTTGGCCAGCAGTTCATAGGGCAGGCCCAGGGACATGCCGATCATCCGGAGTACGCCTTCGATGAAGCCATTGAAGGTCTCGCCGCCCCGCTTCGGGTCCACCACCTTGATGTCTTCCCCCAGATTGAGGTAGGACACCAGGCCGGGCTCAATGCCCTGGAGGCGTTTGCCGGAGGTTTCTGTGCCCGTGGCCGCACCCAGGGCCCCAAACTGCGGGTCGGCCTTGGTGACGAACACCGCCAGGCAGGCGGCCACTTTGGCGGCCACCAGTTCGGCATCCAGGTAGTCGGACAGGTCCTTGAAATAGGTAAGCACCGGGGCAAAATACGGCACCCCCCGGAGCTGGCCGGGACGGTTGACCCGGTAGATATGGAGCACCCGGGGGCGGCCGGCGGCGTCCCTGGCCTCCAGGCGCTGGGGGTCACCCAGATCATAGACCGATCCCAACTGATTGGCGTAATTTACCCGGGAGATCCAGTAAGCCACCGGCTGGCCCCGCTGGCCCACTTCTATGGCCGTGTCCAGGGCCGTGGGCGACTTCCCGGCCTGGGGACAGAGGCGGTCGCTTTCCAGCAGTTCCACTGCCCGGCTCAATGGCCGCCAGGGTTCGTCCGCCATCACTGGCAGGGCCAAAACCTCGCCGTCTTCCACAATCTTGCGCAGGGCCAGAAACTGTAAATCATCAAACGACAAGCGGTTGCCGGAATCGGCCAAGGGGGTCCAGGATTGCCAGATGGACTCCGCCTGGCGCTGCAAATCCCTGGCCTGAGTCTCGCTTACCCCCAGGACTTCGGCCCGGAGGCGGGACTGGGGCCGCAGCCCCCGGCCCACGATGTTCACCGCCATAGTTTCGGTGGCGCCGCTGGCCACTGCGTCGTTGCGGTTCAGTTCCCGGGAGCGGTTCCGGAGAGTTTCCAGGGTATAGGATGGCGGGGTGGCGTTGGTGCGCCCCAACAGCCAGTTGCTGCGCAGGCGGGAGGTGTCGGCCCCCCGGTAGTCGGCCATCAATTCCAGGTGGGTCCGGGCGGCCTGGCGGCGCAGCCCCAGGCAGGGGGAGAGATAACTGATGAGGCGGTCCAGGCGGGACAGTTCCGGGCGGCGGCTCATAAAGGCTCCGTAAATTCCACCCGGTTGATGGGATCGAAGCCGGAGCCCACCCCGCCAAACTTGGCGATCTCGCCCAACAGCCACTGTTCCCGCTTTTGGAGCTGATCCAGGGTGGCCCGCTTCAGGCCCACCCCGGCTCCGGCGGTATATTCCTGGGCGGAGAGACACTTGGAGATGGCGGTCTGCACTTCTGCCAGCATGGTTTCCAACTGCGCTTGGGTATAAGCCATGCCGCCAGTGTCCGACAAAAAAAGAGAGGATTCAAGGCCCTCTGGTTCGTTTGTTCCGCTCTGGTTCGCTAAAGTTGTTTCAATCGAAAAAAGATTCAGGATTGATTTGGTTTTTTTCCAGGAAGATCAGGACCGATTCCCGGCTGATCCGGCGACTGCGCTTGCCGATCTTCACCGCGATCAACTGCCCGCTCCGGATCAATTCCCGCACGTGCTTTTCAGTACAGGCCAGAATCTCCGCCACGTGGTGCGGGTACAGCAAGCCGCTGGGTTTTACGGCCATAGTCTCTCCCTTGCTTTAAATCAAACCGGACATCTTCCATTCCATCACCGCCACCCAAGAGAACGTACCGTCGGCCAATTGCGGCAGGCCCTGGGCGACCCACGCTTGCACCACCTGAACATCAACGTTGAAAGCCTGGGCTATTTTCCATGAGGGCAGATGGTCCGGGTCATACATCTCTGCCTCAATAAAGGCGGATACGGTCGCCTGGTTTTCCTCTAAAGATGTTACAACGGTCCCGTCGTTATCCAAAATTGCGGCAACACGCCTAATCTCATGGTTGCTCATCTCAGCGCCCCAAGAAATCGCCCCGGGGCCGGCCGGTCAAGGGATTAATCCCCCCCGGATCTTCTGCCGGCCCCACTTGCTCCGCCGACCCCACCCGGGGCAACACCAGCACCCCGCCCCAGCACTCCGGGTCGGCCATGGCCGCGGCGTAAACCTCGCAGTCCAGGAGATGGTTGTCGGCAAATCCCGCCCGCAACTTCCACACTTCCCGGCCCCGCTGGTCCCGTTCCTTGGCTTCCGACGCCAGTTGCGCCGCATAATCCATCCCGACCCCGGTATGCAGATGAAACCGCCCCGTTTCCACCCGACTCCAGATATCGTCTTTAAACTGACCGGTATCCAGGTGCCAAAGGCGGATGCCGCCGGGGATGGGCTTGCCGCTAGGAAACTTGTCGATGAGGGAAAAGCTCATTTTCTTGCCGCCCACCAGGGACCGGGCTGCCCCCTTGACCCCAAAGACGCGCCCCCGGGCCACCCGGCGCAACCAGTCATAAACCTGTTCAGTCATGGTGGCCTCGCCGGCCTCGCCCTGGCTGCCGCCGGTGTCGATGGCCGACCGCCAGACCGGATAGGTCAGGCCGCCGCCCTCCTCCCGGTAAACGTCCTCAAATAACCACGTCTCCAACTCCCCGAAGCTGCCGACGTAGCCGTAGCGCACCAGGTGGGAGTCGATGGACCCCCCGGGGGTGAATACCCAGGCCCGGATCACCACCCAAAAGCCGAATTTCTGATTGTCAATGCCGGCAGTGAGGGCCAAAGTCCCTTCCGGCACCACCAGGGCGGGCCGGTTGGTGCATAATTCCATGACCCGGGAGGCCGGGCGCTCCTTGATAATCTCCTTCCATGGCTCCGCCAGCCACAAATTGACGAAGGTTTTGAACTTTTCCCGGTCTTTCCGGGTGGCCCAGAACTGCGCCGCCACCTCGGAGAAGTTGCGGAAGGGGGAATAAAGGGCGTTCCAGTGGAATCCCACATGAGAGGTGGGCGGGATCGGCGGCATAGCGCCATCCAAAGCGATGGGGTGACCCGCCGGCACCCATTTCCCCAAGGCCAGCATCGCCGGCTTGTCCCGGTCATCTATTTCCGCCTGGCAATGGAGGCACTCATAACGGGCTACGCGCTCCCGCTTGATGTAGTCCGGGGCGCGACGGTCTGGCGGCCATTGCCCCCGCGGTTCGCCCAGATGTTTAACCTGTTTGAACACCAGGACCTGGTAGCCGCCGCAATAAGGACAGGGAACGTAAAATTGGCGCTTGTCGGAGCGCTCATACTCGATGTTGACGTAGGCTTCGGGGACCGTGGGCGTGCAGGGCTGAATAATCTTGCGGTTCCAGTAGGTGGTGGCCCGGGCCTCGGCCATTTCCATGGGGGAACCCTCGTCCCCGGTCTCGCTGGGGTAGCGGTCCGGCTCATCCAGGAGGATATAACGGGCCTCGACGTTGGCCAAATCCGACTTGCTGCCCGCCGTGGCGAAGTGAATCTCCATGCGCTGCAGCATAATCAGACGCTTTTGGAGATCGTCCGGGTCCCCGGTCAGGTACTGGGATAACTCCGGGCTTCCGATAATCATGTCCTGAAGGCGCTTATTGACCCGTTTCAGGGTCTTATCCGTGGGCATGACCACCAGGGCCGGGGCAGGGTCCTGGGAGATGGCGTAACCCAGCATATTGTAAGCTGACTCGGTCTTGGCGCTCTGGACGCTGGCCATGATGGTGATCCGCTCCACCGCCGGATCAATGAAGGCATCCATCACCCCCACCGCATAGGGCACCAGGCGGTTGCTCCAGGGCCCCGGGATGGCCGACTGCTTCGGCAGCACCCGGTGGCGCTCGGCCCACTCCGAGACGGTGATATCCTCCGGCGGCCGCCAGGCGGCGCGCTCAGTGGGGAACCAAATTGATTGAAAATTAACCAATTCCACAGCCGGATGCCTTTTTAAAACACCAAAGTTAACGGTTATCTGCCACTTCCGCCGCTATCAGGCCCTCAGATTTAGCCCCCAGCGTGTCGGGCAGCGGCCTGGCGAAGGCCTCCAGGAGGTCCCGGACCGCCTTGTCGATGAGGGGGGCCATCTCGCGCTCGTGAGAGCACGTGACCAATTGCGGCGGCAAGGCCCTAGAGAGGCTTAATAGCCCCTGTTTCACCGCCATGATCCGGGCCACGAAGAGCTGTTCCACCTCCTTGCGCTCCACCAACTCACCTTTCCGCTGGCGCAATTGCAGCTCCCGGAGCTGGGCCTGGTACTTCTTTGACTGGCCATCCCAGAAATCCTTGCCGCTCTCTACCGTAAGCTCAGGTTGCCGGGGATCTCCAGCGCACGGCATCCTGGTGGTTACCTGGCCATCCCGCCGATCTAGCCATGCCTGGATCTGGAGCAGATCAAACCGCCGGCCGGATAACCTGGGAAAATCGGGCTCCTTAGACCACCGCTGCACCTGGCGCACCGAACGGTCAAAGTGAATCGCCACGGCTTGCAGCCCCTTAACTATCG